CAGTTTCCCGTAACCTTTAATAACTTCTTGACCAGTACGCCTTATCACAAGTATTCAAGCTACACGCTGCAAGAGCTTGCCAGCATCACCTTTACCACCCCGCTGACAACGTCAGACACATTGGAATATGTGATAAACCTAGAAGCGTTCGCCTCTGGTACTTATTCAAATTTCAACGCGGCGTCAATGATTACGGGGCATATCCAGCGCACGAATTCTCTCGGTGACTCATACGATATAAATGGAACGCGATCAGGCGATGACAACAACTACCCAGTCATCTACGGCACTAGCGCAAACTCACTGGGATTGTTCAGGATGCCCAACTCCATAAGCATAAGGGGCGGGAGCACCGTATACGTCAAACTATACGGCTACCAGTATTTGATGGGCGGCACACCCGTTTGGGGCAATAACTTCATATCAGCGGAGGCTCTAGCCCGATGATGGTAACCATTGGTTTGAATGAACCTATAATCATTCCCCATGAAGAGATAAACCGCTCCAAGAGAGACGAGGAGTTGCAGAGAACAGACTGGACTCAGGCAAATGACTCGCCCCTCTCAGACGCGGATCAGCTAAAATACAGAGCATACCGGCAAGCCCTACGCGACCTAACAACGCACGAAAACTGGCCTGAGCTTCAAGAGGAAGACTGGCCCACACTGGAGAACTAGATGGCTACTCAACTACAAATGCGGAGAGGGACACAGTCCGAGCATTCATCATTCACGGGTGCGGAAGGGGAGGTGTCGGTCAACACCACAAACGATAGCCTACACGTCCATGACGGCTCCACGGCTTCTGGATTTGAGCTTGCGCGAGTGGATGGGTCCAACTGGGCTATCACCAATGACATCACAACGACTTCCAATATCAATGTCGGCACAGTGACTGCTGATGGTTTGACTGTTGGGTCAAGTACAATTACAGAAACAGCAAGCGACCTGACGATCAGTTCAACGGATGATTTATTTTTAGAAGCTAACGGAAACCGTGTTTTTCAAGCTTGGGATAATGGTTCATTACAGTACGTTGCTATCACCAACGGATCGCAAGAGTTAGCTGAGTTTAATGCTAACGGAGACATCAGCTTCTACGAGGACACTGGCACAACGCCTAAGTTCTTCTGGGATAGTTCTGCGGAGTCTTTGGGTATTGGGACTACTTCGCCTAGTGAAAAGCTAGAGATTAGAAATGATGTTGCCGCCTCCACAGATTTAGACCCCACAGCTATCAAGCTATATAACAATAGTGATGGTGGTTCAGCTATTGAGTTTTCAAATGGTGTAGCGGCTAAATCTAAAATATCGTTTGGCGTTACCTCTACAGGTGCAGGGACAGACGATTCCTATTTGAGTTTTAGCACAGGTGCAAATGCAGGTTTAAGCGAAGCCATGCGCATAGACTCATCAGGGCGGGTTGGTATTGGTACTAGCAGTCCAACATCTGACCTTTCAGTAGGCTCTACAACAACATCGTCTGGAGACATTGCACTACGCACAACCAAGACTGCCGCAGTTATCACGCCTAGCAACACAGCCGCAGGCGGCATGGACATTGATGTGGGCTGGGCTAGTGGTGGTCAAGGGCCGCTTACGTTTAGCCTTGGTGGTGGAGAAAAAGCACGTCTTGATGCAAGCGGTAATCTCTTGGTGGGGACTACTTTCAGCGATGGAGCAGGTGGAACTACTATAGATGCTGATGGGGGCTTTAAAAGCATTTTAACATCAGGTGCAGGTGGGGATACTCTTATTTCTGCTATCTCTGGTGTTTCTAATGGGTATCAAATTTTAGTAGACACTAGCAACAATCAGACATACAAGTGGCACAACGGTGGCACCCCAAGCATGACGCTTGACTCCAGCGGTAATCTTTTGGTGGGGACTACTTCAATAGACTTTAATAGCTATGCTGGATTTAGAGTTAAGCCCGCAGGTAATGTATATGCTACAACAGAAAACGACAGCCCCGCTTTGTTTAATAGAAGGTCTTCAGATGGCAACATAATTACTCTCCGCAAAGACGGCTCAACCGTAGGTAGTATTAGATCAATCTCTGGTGACAGCATAGGTATTGGTAATGGAGACGCAGGACTAAGATTTGTAAGCAGCACTAACAGAATCCAGCCTGTTGACATGGACAACGGCCTAAACAGTGATGCTCTAACAAGCCTTGGTGACACTAACAAACGCTTCAAAGACATCTACCGAAGCGGTTCAACAATAAGCACATCTGACCGCAACATGAAGCAGGACATTCGTGACTTAACGGATGCAGAACGCAATGTAGCGGTTGCAGCTAAAGGATTACTCAAGGCGTTTAGATTTATAGATACGGTAGCCGCAGAAGGCGATAGTGCAAACATACACTTTGGAATTATTGCACAAGATTTAGCTGCTGCCTTTGAAGCTGAAGGCTTAGACGCTAACGATTATCAAGTTTATAAATCAGACACATTTACTGATGACGATGGTAACGAACAGACCCGCCTTGGTATCTGTTATGAAAACCTACTAGCCTTCATCATCGCAGCAATCTAGGAGAACTAAAATGGCTACATGGACTATCGAAACACTTGAACGAGACTTACAGGGTGACTTGGCTGGAGGCGTTATCGTTGCCCACTGGCGGGTCACTGAAGAAGAAACTGTGGGGGAGGATACTTATAGTGCTTCATCCTATGGAACCTGTGGCTTCACCCCAGACCCCTCCTCTGAGGGATACATCGCCTATGATGACCTGACTGAAGCAGATGTCGTTGGCTGGGTGCAGGGTGAGCTAGACGTTGATGCCATTGAAGCTGCGCTGACTGCAAGCATTGAAGAGCAGAAAAACCCAACAACCGCTGACGGTGTGCCGTGGTGAGTGATAGAGCAGAACAAGCCCTAGAGAAGATCGCCCGACACGAGCAGGAATGCGCCCAAAGGTGGGGTGAGGCGCTGGTGGAGCTTCGAGAACTGCGCAAGGCTACTGATGCTCACGCTCTCCGGTGGGAGAAGCTGGCGTGGCTTGTCGTGGCATCTGCTGTGACTGGTGTGGTCACTGTCGTGGTAAGCAATCTCCAGTGATTATTGAGGCTGTTGCAGCGGTAACGACTGCTTGCAAAGCCTTAGAAATGGCTGCGGGAGCGGCTAACAATATCGAGTCTCTAGGCGTATTCATAGGGCGTATGGGCGCGGCAGAGTTCGATCTCCAGCGAGCCAAGAACCAAACCAGAAGCATGAACGAGGCCGAGGCTGCAAAAGCGGTCATGGCTGAGGAGATGGTTCGTCAATCGAAGGAAAACATCTACAACGTGTTCCTAGCTACAAATCGGCTGGATTTGTGGAACGACATGCAAAAGAAGATGGCTGAAGCCAGGAAGGCTCGGCAGGAAGAAATCAAGCGGCAAGAATTAGCTGCCAAGAAGCGCAAAAAGCAGATGATCGAGGTTCTCATCGTTCTAGCTATCGCGCTTGGATTGGTTCCCGTCGCTATTGCGTTGGTGGTCTGGTGGGCTACATCCTAGCCATGATCGCTGGAATCTTGCTAGCCGTCTGGCTGGCTTACACAATTTGAGGCAACCATGTACCAATACCATCAGCAAAGACCCACCCCCCACTACTTATTCGACGTTGCACAAGGCAAGATGTGGGATCAGCGAGCCGTTAACATCTTTGGCTTCAACACCCTTGTAGGAACGTCGTTTGAGACGCTCTGGAACGACGGTGCAACGTATGTATTCCCATCCTCTGCTGTTGCTATGGATCTGGTTTCAACCAGCGCCAGCGACACCATGGACGTTCTGGTGAGTGGTCTTGATTCTAGCTACAACGAAATCAGCGAAACAGTGACACTGACTGGGACGGTAGCAGTCACAACCTCTGCCAGTTTTCTACGAGTCAACTCGGCTATCATCCTTGGCGGACAGAACGCAGGTGATATCTCAGTCATTAACGGCGGCACCACTTACGCTTTCATTGGCACCAACCTGGGAACCACGCAGGCTTGCATCTACACGGTACCCGCTGGTCATTCGCTCTATATCTTCCGCATCGACTTTAATAGTGCGACAGCCAATAGCAACAAGTACCTGACAGTGAGAAACAAACTAGCCACCCACACAGGGAGAGTGCTTAACGTTGCAGAGGCGACATTCTCTACCAGTCAGGTAAGCTATGACCGTCAGGTTCCGTTCAAGATAGCGGAAAAGACTGACTTTGAATTCCAAGCGAAGTCCAGCAGCGGTGACAATGAAGTTGCTGTCTTCGTGGAATGTGTGTTGATTAAAAACTAGGAGAATCGAATGATCACAATTGATGGAACAGAGTACACAGAAGAAGAGTTAAGCGGCGATTCTAAGATCCGAGCAAACAGGATCATGGAGCTACGAGCGGAGGTTGTCAGGTTAATACTGGCCCAGCAAGAAGCCGAGCAGAACATTCGGTTTCACGCTCAGCAGATCAAAGAAGAAATGGAACCATCCGAAGAAGACGAATAGTTCCACGTGGAACATTAGGAAAGGTTAGAGGGAGAGGGCCAAGAAGTCCGTTTGGTGAGCAGCATTACTTTGTGTCGCGTGACACCTAGCTGGTCTGCCATCCACCTAGTGCTCATTCCCTCTCTCTGCCATTCGTAAATTTGGCGTTTCGTCTCCTCGCTGAACGGCGCGATCACTGAAGCTAGAACCTCAGAGATATACCGCTCCCGCAGTTTCTCTTGGCAGACAATAGCTTGATAGAACATGTCTACCGGCGCTCCTTGTAGGTCGTATGCCTTTGGTGGCACTTCTGGCATCGTCTCGTTATCCCCTTGGTCAGATCCTTGGTCTCAAACAACCCTTTGCAGTTCATGCAGACTTGCATGTCGCGTGGTACGCCAAACGGAATTTGAGTGATCTGGCCCCCTTCTTCAAGAAATTTCTTGACGGCTTCGTTCATCGTTCCCCCTGAGCTACT